TTGGGAGTCGGCATCCGATAGTGAAATCCGCATGGCCGACGAGATCATCAACTGTAATGTTGCGATGGTGATGAACGCCATACGACGTGCGCACATTGTGGCTACCCCAACCGAATCAAACGATGTTGAGCGTTCAGCCGTAATTAGCAACTTCCTTCGTTGGCTCATCAACACGAAGATGACAGAGTTCTACTCTGAGATGGAACTTTCAATGAATCATCTCTTTGAGAAAGGGATGACTGTAACTTACTGTTACTACGATCAGCAAGAGTTGAAGCAGCAGCAGACCATAAGGCTTGAAGAAATAGCCCAAGCGTTGCCATCCATTGCGGAAGTCATCCAAGACGGATCGATGGATGATGAGTTGAGTGAGACCCTCAAGGAACAATTCGGAGTATCCCGCACCAAGGGTAGGTCAATGCTACGAGAACTCAGAAAAGACGGTGAGACTACTGTTCCAGTGACGCGAGAAGTCATTAGCCGCCCCAAAATAAAAGCACTTGCCCCTGACGAGGATGTCTTTTGGCCGAACTATACCATTGATCCGCAAGAGGCTCCCTATGTGTTCCATGTCGTGAACATGACGCCCGAACAGATTCGTTCAAAGATCAACACCGAGGGATGGGATAAGAAATTTGTCGAAGAAGTAGTTGAGCTTGCGAACAATGCCGAGGCCGAGGACAACCTTTACAATATTCGCGAGCAAGACGAATTCGTTCACTCCGATGACCAGTATGTAAAGATCGTCTATTGCTACCAAAGACTTTTAGATGAGGACAACATTCCTGGAATCTACTGCACGATCTTTCATGCCAGTGTGACTGAGACATATGCAAAGCACCAGTTAATGGATTACGCACATGGCAAGTATCCGTTCACCGTTAGCACATGGGAGCGTACCTCAAAGCGACTTTATTCGTCCCGTTCAATACCGACCATTGCAGAACCCGATCAACAGGCTTTGAAGGTAGAAGTAGACTCAGCAATAGACGCTCAGTCTTTGACTACGCTTCCACCAATCGAACATCCACTTGGACGTTCACCTTCAAAGTGGGGGCCGGGGGTTCGTTTGCCTTATCGTACTCCAGGTGAGGTTCGTTTTGCGGATACGCCACGTGGTTCAACAGTAAACGTAGAACTCCGCAGGTATATCCAAGAACAGGTGAACCGATACTTCGGAAGGAATGGTCCTGGCGTTGATCCGGTTGAGGCGCAGATGAAGCAACAGCATATCATCGACAAAGTATTCTCTCACCTTCGCCAAGTCCTTGATCAAATCTTTAGCCTCTATCAACAGTATGGTCCCGATGAGGAATTCTTTCGGGTTACGGGAATGCAGGACTTGCAAAAGTTCAGTAAGGGCAACCCAGGTGAACGCTTTGACTTTTCATTACAATTCGATGCGGCTTCTCAAGATCCCGCCCAAATGCTTGACCGTGTAAAATCAATTGCTGAGTTAGGTGGGATGTTGGACAAGAACGGCACGCTTGATACAGAGAGACTTTTACAAATCGCAGTTGGACAAATCCTACCTGGTGCTGCGGAGAGCATAATGATTCCAAAAGAGACTGCATCCCAAAAGGCAGTTGAGGAAGAGCGTCAAACTATTGCGGAGATATATGCGGGAGTGCCTCCAAATGTCCGTCCAAATGACGCTCACGAAATGAAGCTCCAAGTATTTCAACAGTGGTTACAACAACCTGACATTGCACAAGAGGCACAGGAAAACCCTGCCTTGCAAGAGCGGATAAAAGGATATCTTCAACAAAGAAATTTCGCCATTCAGCAAAAACAAAACGCTCAGATTGGCAGACTCGGAGCCGCACCAACACAGTTTGGGGAAACCCCAAGCGCATCATAGGAAACATCATGGCACCCTACGGAAAAGGTACATACGGATCGAAGGTTGGAAGACCTTCTAAGAAAGCAAAAGCAATGGCACGGAAGAAGATGCCAGTGAAAAAGAAAAAGATGCTGAATTTACCTCCAATGCCTCCTAAAAGGAAAAGACCCAAGAATGTACAGGAGGCTATAATAAACTACGGAGCTAAAGCTTTTTATTCAGAAAAACTTCCACCTACTCCCATTGAATATAAAAAGAAAGTTGAGCAAATAAAGAATAGGTGGAAGAAAAAGAGACGGTGAGTGTAACTTATCGCAAGGAAAAATTTGGCGGGTACAATAAACCGAAGCGAACCCCTGGAAAGTCAAAGAAGTTTGCAGTCCTCGCTAAAGAAGGGGACAAGGTACGACTAGTACGATTCGGAGATCCGAATATGAAGATTCGTAAATCCGAACCTGCCCGACGTAAGTCTTTTCGAGCTAGACACAAATGCGACCAAAAGAAGTCAAAGCTTACCGCAGGATACTGGTCGTGCAAGAAGTGGTAACATGCCCAAGGACGCTTGCTATAAGAAGGTCAAGAGACGGGTAAAAGTATTCCCTTCCGCCCGTGCTTCCCAACAGATTGCGAAGTGTCGCAAGTCCAAAGGCCAAGTAAAGAAGTCGGCCAAGGGTGCATCCTTAAAGCGTTGGAAGTCCGAGAAGTGGAAAGACACGAAGTCCGGCAAACCCTGCGGTCAGGGTGGAAAGAATGAATATTGCAGACCCACTAAACGAGTTTCATCCAAAACCCCTAAGACAAAATCCGAAATGAGTAAAAGCCAACTGGCAAAGAAAAAGCGGGAGAAGTCAAAGGTAGGGATGGGTAGAAGAGTCAAACCCGTAAGGAGAAAATAACATGCCCCGTAAGAAAAAAACATACCACGAAATCGATCCCGAAGAAGCGATCCAAGCGTTAAGCTTCCTCAAGGGTGAACCCAATTTTTTGAAGTACATCGAGATGCGCGAATCAATGCGTGAAGAAGTAATTCGCCAACTCCAGGTTAAGGAGGTTATCGAATCCACGAATCGGCATTACATGCTCTGCGGTAAACTCGAAGCAATAGACGAAGAACTCGATACCTTTTACCGACTGTAAACTTTTTGCAAACATGGGGATGTTCATGCTTACCCCTTGCGAGTCCCGCCAACTCGCAGGGGGTTTTTTGTTTTTAATTGTCCTGTAAGGTAATATGCCTTACAATTTGTAACAGCGAAAAAAGCGCTAGTAAACATGACAGTCGAATCAATCGAAGCCGAAGTCGCTACCTCTGAACCTGCTGAGAGTAGTGTAACGCCCGAAGAGGGGAATCTAACAATGGCCGAGTATGCAGCAAATCTGCTGAAAGCTCAGTCTGAGGAAGAGCAACCCGAAGCGCCCGAAGAGGAAACAGAACCTTCTGATCTAGCTGAAGAGTCTGAGGAACCGGAGGAAACACAGTCTACTGAGGAACCGGAAGAATCGGATCAAACCGAAGCCACCGAACCGAACACTGTTCTTTCTAAATTCAATATTGATCTGGACTCATTGTCCGAAGATGAAACCAAGGAACTGGCAAAGTCGCTTTCCCTAAGTGCAGTCAAACGCTTTGGCGATCTGACCGCACAGAAGAAAGCATTAGCACAGGAGAATGCAGAGCTACAAGCGCAAGCCCAAGCAAAGCCCGAACCTGCCAACAACGAGAGTCCTTCGTTCTTGAAAGACAATGCACTGCACAACGTTAACGATGTCCAAGCACTCACTAAAGAAGTCGAGAACCTAACCACGCTCATCGAATGGGCTGAAGAAGGGTTGGAGAATGAAAGTGAGTACGACGATAACGGGGACGAGTACGTAGCCAAGGATGGGGATAAAACCTATACCAAAGCCGACCTTCGTAGAATTCGAGCAAACGCTCGTAAGGTTCTCCGTAAGGACGCACCCGCGAGACAGAAATGGATCGAGGAACGTACGCAAAGTGATCAGCACGCAATCCAAACATTCGACTTCCTAAGTGATGGCGAATCGGAGGACTACAAGTTGTTCATGCAGGTGAAGAGTAACCCACTATATCAACCACTAGTCGAGCATTTGCCCAACGGCAACTTTGCAGTCGGCTTGATGATTGAGGGAATGAAAGCACTCCAAGCACGCCAGGTCAATTCGAGTAAACCGAAACCAAAGCCAAAAGCTCCCGTAGCTTCAGTCGAAGCAGGAAGCGCCAAGCCAAGGACTGAGAACTCGCAACGAAAGAAAGCAACTCAATCGGCCAAGGATAAATTCGAGAAAACGGGTAACATGGCAGACTACCAAAATTACATTAAACTCAAGCGGGAAACCGCATAATTTAAAAAACCAAGGAGGATACTACAGTGGCTAAAAGCACAACTTACAATGTTTCAGGAAATAGACAAGATTTGACCTCAGTCATCTCTTTGCTTGAGCCTGAGTCAACCCCGCTCGTCAGCATGATGAAGAAGGGAAAAGCAACCGGAACGTTTGTCGAATGGCAGGCAGATAAATTGGGTACGCCTGATTTTGAAGGTGTATCGGAAGGCGAGGACGTAAGTTCTTTCAAGAATCAAGCTGTTGATCGCGCTAGACTTGGAAATTACATTCAGAAATTCCGAGATACATTCATGACCAGTGATCTGCAAGAACTCGTAGATACGGCTGGCGTTTCATCTGAATTCGCACGTGCGGAAAGTCATGCTGTACGCAACATCAAGCGTTCAATTGAATCCGCATTTTGTTCCGCACAAGACCGTCAAGCCGAAGCCGGAAGTGGCACACCTTACAAGACACGAGGATTACTCAAGTGGCTTGGAGTTGGTGGTCAACCATCCGACGTTCCTGCTGCCTACCAAAACGTTGCTAACGATACCACAGCAACCGCCACCGAAGCTAGTTTCAATAGCGTTCTTCAAGAACTCTACCAAGCCAACGGAATGCCTGGTGGACAACTTACCTTGATTGCCGGACCAAGCCTCAAGCAAGAGATCAGTAACTTCTCTCGTCAGCTTGCCGCAACCAACGGAACTTACGTTGTCAACCAAGATGCTGAGAGCAGGAAAATAACCTTATCAGTCAATGTTTATGAAGGAGATTTTGGGAATGTTTTCGTGACTCCCTCGCTTTTCATAAATAGGACGTCAGGTAGTGACACCGTTGATGCTGATGCCGGACTTCTCGTTGATCCAGAATATATCGGAATGCACTCGCTTAAGGCTGAGTCTGCCACCGAGTTGGAAGATCAAGGCGGAGGTCGCAGAGGTTTCGTAGATGTAGTTTGTGCTTTAGCATGCTACTCGCCTAAAGCTCACGGTTACTTCAATTAATCCATCTAACACTAAGGAGATTTAAGACATGGCTAATACAGACGTAACTCTCGATAACGCTCGCAAGAGTGTTCTCTCAAACCAGGAACGCGCACAAGGGTTCACTCACAAGTACACCATCAAGTTCACAGACATTGACGAAGGCTCCGGTTCTTCCGATACTGTCACTGTAACGCTTGGTGCCACACCAACCGACTTCGTTATCTCGAAGGCAATGGTTAACGTGACTACCGCTATGGCGGGTACAGGCGCGCTGACCATACAAGTTGGCACAGACGGTGATCCTAACAACTTCATCACGGCAACGTCCGTGGCGGCAGTTGGGCCGATCATTAGTGCAGTCGGAGCAGCACCTGTCACCTTGGCAGGAACCTTCGCAGCCGCTTCTGACCAACTCGAAGCGTTGTTCACAAACTCCTCCTCCGGTTCGCCATCCGCGCTGACCGCAGGAGAACTTGACATCTACTTGGCAATGCACTCAGCCAACGACGTCGGTTAAATCGTTTTGTTGTTGTCCGGGGGGTGGCTCAATCGAGTCACCTCCCAGGACGCGACAAGCACAACCCAAACCCTATAACACTATGTCCGAAATCTTCATCCCAAAGTGGAAGAAAGAACAAGGTAATGGTTCGTCGTTTATGAGAAATCTTGAACGGCATTTGCGTTACGAAGTTGACCTCGAAAAATACGAGGCCAAGAAACGCGAAATAGAATGCGGCAAGGAGAACCAACACGGTGGCGTAATGGAAGGCGTTGGACAACTGAAAGCAACCATCCCCGCAAGAGAATACTTTCGTTGGCAGCAATTTAAACCGGGCTGTTGGGGGGATAAGCAATTCGTCAATGAGATGCTCCGCGATAATCCTTCTTTCAAAGCAAAATCATTTAACAAGAAAACCTTCCAAGGAGGCTTGGGACTAGCATGAGGCAAATCGCGGTAAGCGTACTTACGACCAACCTGACAAACATGGTTGGTGTCGATGCTTTGCTCACCGCAGAGTCTACGGCAGCAGTTAGAAGCTTTAACCGCTTTGGACGCTTGGCATGGGAACGAACTGCGTGGCCCCTTGCTTCGCGGTTAACTCAAGTCATCCCCGATGTCCGTGTAAGAAGCGTAGATGTTGGAAGCGGAGGTGCATCTTATACATCCGCCCCTACCGTAGCATTCAGTGGTGGTGGTGGTAGCTCTGCCGCAGGAACCGCAACAATCAATTCCGATGGTGAGGTAAACGGAGTTGCGATGACGAACAACGGAACGGGATTCACGGGAGTTCCCACAGTGTCCTTTTCGGGAGGTGGTGGAAGTGGTGCAACTGCAACTGCCAACCTCTTAGCTTACCTGGACTTTGGGACCACGATTGGCGAAATCTTTCGTGTTACTGAACAAGATCCCTATGGATTGGGTAATGCAAGTGACATCGCATTCCGCAACGTCTATGTCACAGGAGCGAGTGAATACGGTGAAGCAATCCTTCCTCAACGCTCATCCACCTCGCCAGTATGGGTGTACTTCCGAAGTCCTTATCCAAACTACGCAAGCAACGCTACTGACTTCCCATACCTATTTGCCGAGTACGTGGTCCTCGGAGCATACGGGGATTGGCTTTCCTCAGACGGCCAACAGGACAAGGCACAAGCGATTTACCAACAGGCGGAATCCGTCATGCAAGTAGAGTTGGACAAACTCGAAAGACAAGAAGGACAAAGCCAACCACTTTTAATAGAAACATACGGCACTACGATTGCCACAACTGCATAAATATTATGGCAAGTACATCAGAATATCGAGGACTCGGATTAAACGGGGGAATTTACATTAATGACACCAATGTCGCAACCAACGCGAACGGATGGTTTGCGATCCAAGCAACGGAGGATACCGTCATACAAGCACAAGCGTCTAACATCACGAACTTAGACAACATCTGTCAACCTGTTGACAATGTCACCCTCTCAGCCGGAACGGTACTTTATGGAAATTTTACGAGCATCGATCTTACGAGTGGTGCTGTAATTGCCTACAATATTTGATGACCCATTCAACCATATCCCTTGGCGTTGGCTTGGGAGGTGGTAGGTCTGCCACCTCTTCGGGCAGGTTACCTGCGGGAGGGGGTACTTTTAATAACGCACTCTCGTTGGATGTAGATGGGTCTGACGATTATTTGAATGTCCCCCAAGGTGCGTTTAATCTAGGTGAAGGCAATTTTACTTTTAGTTTGTGGTTCAATGGGGATGCCTTAAATAGCACTTCGCAAACCCTTTTTCTAGTTCAAGGGGAAAACAACGCATCGGGCGGCCAACCTGCCCGATTCGGTGGGTTTGTTCAGTCAGGACGAGTTATTATAAGCGACTGGGGGTTTTCGGGTCATAGTTATTACGCAACAATAAACAATGGGGAGTGGTATCATTTTGTCACTCGGAGGAAGGGAACAGGTGCTAACGATTATTCGCTATGGGTAAATGGTGTACAGAGATTGACAGGTACTTTTCCATACAGTTCGGACAAAGGTGATGATACCGCTTCTACGCGCATTGGGATGGCACAAACATTTGGATACAACTTCAATGGAAAAATTGACGAGTTTGGATTTTGGAATTCTGCTTTAACTGACACAAATATAACTGACATTTACAACAGCGGAGTACCAAACGACTTAGGAGCCAACGGATTAAATTTAAGTCCTGTAGGTTATTGGAGGATGGGTGATGGCACAGGGGACACCAATTCGGGCGGAGGCACACCTGCAAATGGTGATACAATCGGGACAGTAGTGGATCAAGGGTCGGGCGGGAACAACGCGACAGGAACGAACGGGCCACTTTATTCTAACTCCGTTCCATCTTAATTATGAGCAAAAATTACGTAGTAATCGACGCTTCAGACGTCTCTTCAATTGACTTTAGCCAAGTACGGGAAACCTCGGCCCAAACTTTAAGACATTCACTTGACGGGTCTAAAACTTTTGTAAAATTCGAGGGATCGACTCCTAGTTTTCTCGAAGGCAAAACCCAATACGACCATTCGGAAATTCTTACTATCCTCGCAACGGACGAATGGTCCGATCCTGACTTCCCACCCGCATGAAACGATGCCACGCAATACTTGCAGTCGATGCCATTCTCATCCTTGTGCTTGTCCTTCTTACAAGCTGCAAAATGAGTTCTTGGTATCCCGCAATAGGCTCAGTAGCAGGTGGCGCGAGTGGAGCAATTGCGGGACCAAT